TACTGTTTTTTCCATATTAGAAGTTATTTTATCTGCTTTGTCCATAACCCTATTAATACTATCTTTTTCTAATTTATCAACAGCGATAGCTGATCTAATAGCTACAGCATCTTTTTGTTGATCAATTTTTTCGCGGTCAACTTTAGTATTAGTATCTAGTTTTTTCTTCTCAAGACCAAGCTTCTCGTTTGCTTCTTTCCCTTTACGTATCATTTCTTTTTCACGTAGTCCTAACTCATCTTTTTTAATATCTATTAATGGATCAGTTGCTGACTCTTTTAATAATTGTTCATACTCTGCAACAAACTCTCCAATTAGTTCTTGTTCAATTTCTGCTGCTTTATTTTGCATTTGCTGCATCATTTGCTGTTGCATCATCTGTTGCTGCTCTGGAGGCATTTGCTGTAATTGTTGCATTTGCGGCGCCATTTCAGCTTGTACTTGTTCTTGAGCTTTAAGTGATATGTGTTGCATAATATGCCCTTGCACATTTGCCATCACCATTGGATTACCTTTAACAACACTACTATACATTAAAGAAAAGTGTGCTTCGATATGAGCATCATGATTCTGTCCTTGAAATGCTTGTGCCGGCATACCTGCAAGAAGATCTGCATTCTCTGTTGCTGGATCTTTTGGTTGTGGTTGTGGTGGCGGAGGTAATATCATTTCAATGTTTTGTACACCCATTGCTTCGTACATTCTTCTATATGCTTCATGAATATTGTGCATCTGCGGTGCAGCTTGTGCTAATTGTAATTGTTGTTGTGCTAATGTCACACGTTGTGTAACTGAGAAAATGTTTGGATCAGATACAGGTATTACATCAATACGTGCATCAAAGTCTTGTGCTTTAACAGCTTGGTTACCGCCAACAACTTGATACGGATAAACTGGTGGTAAAGTTTCTGCAAATAATTGTGAAAGTAATTTAAATTCTTTTCCTTGTGCTGAGTGCATTCTTTTATGAATCGCAGACATAACTTTCATTCCACGCTCAAGTAATGCCATAGTTGTACCAACAGGATTTACTTCATTACCTTCACCAAGTTTCATATCAGCAACAGCAGCAAATGATTTACCGCTTTCAATTACAAAACCTAAAAGATTAAATAAAGTTTGTGATGGTTCTTTGTAAGGTAATGGTACTAATGAATTACGAATGTCTCCAGCAGGAGCATCAACATCTCTAAACTCACCTGGAGTTAGTGGCTGATCATCATCACGTATTCTAAGCCCACGAGCTTTAAAGCCGGCTGGTAAGTTGACGAGTGTGCCAGCGTCGATAAGTTGTCGTAATATGGAAGTTGCGGTTTTTGTGAGACCACCAAGCATATGAATAAGACCAAAACCATAAAAGCCAAGACCTGGCAGAAATTTATAATGTACGAAATATTGTTTTTTAGTTTTAAGCTGGTCACCTTCCGCCCAGTTTCTCCTTATAGATAAAATTTTATTGGAATTCTCTTCTATTGTTACAATATACGGTAAACTAATTCCAGTCTCTTCGCCTGCCTCATTGGCATCTTCATATCCTGGTAAATCAAGGTCTGTATGTATCTCAAGAAGAGTGTACACATTATCTTTAGTGTAAACTTTTCTCTTACCATCAAGTTCATCAATTTTTGATTGAATAGCACTTGGATCTTCTTCTGATGCTTCTCCTACTTCAACATCACGATAAAATCCTGATACTTGAAACTTCCTCAAATCATTTGCCATCATTTTAACAACATGAGTAATTCTAGAACACGTAAGTAAATCGGTTGCTTGATATGGAACCACTAGATCTTCTGATGATACAAATTTAGAAACGGGTCTGCCTAGCGTATTGTCGAAATATATTTTACGGAACGCCGAACCTGACAAGGGTAGGTGAAATAGCATTTGGTCAAGTTCGGGCTCGTATTCCTCCATGACGTGGGTGAGTTGGAAATTCATAAATTCTTTAACACGATTAGACTGTGCTTCAACCTGTGGATTAGTTGCGCCCATAATTTGAGTTTTTACTGGTCCACCTGCTGGGTATAGTTCTTTATAAGATTGCGCTTGAAACTGTGTAACTGATTCTGCAAGTAAAGGGTGTGATACTCCTGATGCTCCAGGGAAAGGATTTGTGCGATCATCATATTTCATTCCAAGTAGGTCTAGACCTTCAGCATAAGTTGATGACCAATCTTCACGAGAATCTTTGTCGCCGTCATAGGCATCAGAAAGCTCTCTTGCAATAACATCAAGATCACCGTTACTCATATTCTCTGCTAAGTTTTCATTGTGTCCGCCCATCATTGGTTGAGATGGACCAAGATTTATAGTAGCACCTCCATCAGCATCTAACTCTGGATCACCATCCATAATGTCTACTTCTTGTGCTCTTATGTCGAACTTCATTTGTTCTTTAAGAGGCGTGTCTCTATCTAATATTGCCATTCTAAACTCTCAGTGTGGCTAATCCTTCGGTTGCCACTGAACCTTTTACTTGTGGTCCCATTGTTCTAAAATTAAAGTAATCATCTTCTTTTAATCCGTAAGGTTCATATTTACCTAACCATGAGTCTAATTCTAGTACAGTAGAATCTTCCATTGCTTGCATGAATACATCGCCCATGCTACTTGCAGTTTGTAAACCACCTTGTGCTTCTATCTCATTTAATAATTCATCTGGATCTGTTTGCATTACTCCAGGATCTAATAACTCTTCATCACCACCATTAGCAAAACCTATACGGCCGCCGTTGGCAGCATATACTTGAGCTTCTTGGGGGCTTAAATACTGCGCTGCTATTTGTGACGCAACAGAAGGAGTATCGGCTGAAGTAGATTCAGGGGAAAAAAGATTAGAATAATATTGAGACATATTAGTTGTTGGTGAAGCTGGTGTTGCTGCTGGTGTTGCTGCTGGTGTTGCTGCTGGTGTTGCTGCTGGTGTTGCTGCTAAACTAGCATAATCTAATTTAGAATCTGCTGCACTAGGATCACTAGGCATAACAGCAGTCTCAGGTGCGGCAACAGGAGCAATAGCTCTAGTCATATCAGTATGGGCTCCATGTGGATCATATATAGGTAGGCCTGCATAATCACCTGAAGCTATAACATGAGTAAGGTCTTCCATTGGTGCAGCTAACTCAGGATGTAATCTAGCAATAGCTGCATTCATTTCTCCTTCGTCTCTTCTTCTACCATACTGTTCAACTTTACCTTGATATACTCTTGTTGGAATCTGAGCAGCTGTTTCTGCATCAACTAAATCCTCAGGTGCATAACCTGCTTGCAAAAGAGGCTCATAAACTCTTAACATTGCTGCACCAGAGCCAACGCCTAACGCAGGAGAACCTAACATTTTGTGTTCAGCTAGTTCAGCTTTTCTCATTGCATCTTGTCTTAACTGCTGTAATTGAGCATTTCCTCTAACTTCAGCCCCCGGAGGAGTTTTACTTCTCACATATGCGCCGACCATGTCATATGTTCCCTTTGCATGACGTGGTCTATATCCAGTTATTCCTCCACCTCTTTCAAAACCTATACGACCACCTTCAGCAGCCATCTGTATGCTATCTATACCTTGATCAGCACCTGTATCCATTTGTTGAATAACTTGAACAGCCATTGCGATTTCTTCTGGGCTTAATATTGATTCAACTATTTCAATTCCTCTATCCCCCATACTTTGAATAATTTGTATGGCGAGCATAATTTTTCTTTCAGGGTCTTGTTCATCTTGTAACATTGAAACTAACCCTTGTTCGTCGTCCGGTAACATTTCATCACCAGGTTCTGGTACGTTAATACCTTCCTTATCTCTATAGTCTTCCATGTACGGATCTAATGCCATTAAGTCACCTTTTTATTAGAGCGTTTGACGCCCTTTACATTACCCTTTTTAATACTAGCATAGAATACCTGTTTTCCTTTCTTTTTACCATAACTATTTTTCATGGATTTAAGAATTTTTTCTCCTTTTGTATTTAGCGGCATCTTCTTTCCCTAGTTGTTTCCAAAATTCATCAAGTGGGTTGTGTTCACAATTGATACAGTCACACTCGACCGTTCTACACGAACCGCCATGACCACAGTGACATTCGTGCTCGCAATGCTTACAAGCAGCCATTACATCCCCCTAAAACAAATGATTATTTGCTTGTATTCTTGCGACGCTTGCCTTTTAGCCTTTTATTATCAGGCTTATCAGGTTTTGCGATAGTAGAGCCGAGTCCGAACGCGCCGCCGCGGCGGAAATTTTTTCTCTTAGGTGGTCTACCAACTTTAGATCCGTATGTTCCTGGTCCTTTTGGCATATATACTCCTTGGTTTTATTTTTGTTTATTTTTTTTAGTTTTTTTAATTTTTTTCTTTTGAACCGTGTGCTTGACACGACGATCTTTAGGTAGTTCATCAAACACGTCTTTAGTTGTTCTCTTACTTACCCCAAAAAGTTTTTCTGCTAAACTTCTTTTTCTACGCTGTTCAATTGCTTCTCCCGCTAATTTTCCTGACTTATGAGTAACTTTACCGTCTTTTTCAATAAATTTACCTTTTAGTTTAGCTTTTCTTTTGCCGGCTCCTTTACCTCCTGTTAAGTAGTGTTTTTTATACTTTCCACCACCGTATTCTTCTGTTCGTAGTTTTGCCATATCGGCCTCCTTGTTTTAGTTGCGGTTAAATTATCATTAAGAAACTAGTTGAGCAAGATCTTTCATTAAAGTTCTATATTTTATAACTGTGCCGCCATCGGCATACGTTTCACGGTACTTTGAGAAGTCTATGGCGCGGCCGCCATCTTTGTAATTTACACGACCACCATCTTTTAAAAGACCTGCTTGCCTCTTTTTAAGAAAATCAGTCATACCACTTAACACTTCTCCGAATTGTTTAATTTTATAGCTACCATCTGGCTGTTTTATTCTCATTAAAGTTCTTACACCAAGGTCACTCATGTTCTTGTTTATTTCTCCAAGCTCGGCTTGATTTTTTTGTAGTAATTCTGAAATTGTTTTATTTTTATCTTCAGGAGAAATAACTTTTAGTTTTGATGTATTATTAAAACCTTTTTTACTTCCCTCTGAAATTAAAGTTTGTCTTTTGTCCATCAGTTTAATTAACCTTTTTTCAAACACGTTTTGTTTAGTGTTTGCAGATTGAGTAGATGTTTGCGTCGCCCTTAAATTTTTTGTTTTAGGTTCAAAAAGAATGTTCCAGCCTTGTTGAGCTTCCATTGCTTCATCATACACTAAACCATATCTACCTGTTCTTGCTTTAGTGCCGGCCATAACTGTTCCTTGATCATGAAGTTTAGGTTGTGGACGAGTTGTAGAAGGTATTAATGTTTCTTTTTTGCCTCCTACGTTAATTGTTTTATCTTTAAACCCTGCTCTTGTAATATCATCAATGACATCCTTAGAACCAGGAGCCAGAGCTACATCAGAAAATCTACCTCTGGTTCTTCCCGGGTGGCCTTCATATATTTTTCTATCAAAGCTGCCCACAATTCTTCGAAAAGTTGAAGGACTTTCTTTTTGTGCTTTCAATAATACGCTTTTTAAATTGTTTACTTGATGATACGGAACATTTAAATTGTCCACTATGTCTTTTATTGTCATTGTCTCAGCATTAGCAATATAATATTTAATATCGTCAGTCGTTAGTCCTTTCCAAATATCTTCGGAAGCTTCTCTGCCTTCTCTTTTCATAAAACGACTAACTGTAAAATTAGAAAGAAACTGTTTAATTTCAGACTGTGAAGTATCATACTTTGGCAAGCCCTGAGCTATAACCTTTGCCTTATTGAACTTAGAATCTCTTAGACCTCCTTTATTAGTACCAAATAAATTTTTAACAGATATCCCCAGATCTTTAGAAATTTTTGCTTTCAACTCTGGTTTTCTAGCTATCGTACGTGTGTCCGGGTATTCTCTGATGTAGTATAAAAATTTATTTAATGTATCCTTATCTTTAAAAATTTTTCTATATATAGAATCTTCATTGATATTTATTTTTTTAGCACCAGAATGTAAAGGCTTAACAAAATAATAATCTGGAATTATTACTCCTTCTTGTTTAATTAAAGCAAATTCCGGAGTACTTTTCCCAGTATGGTTTAAAAAAGAAACTTTGCTTCCCCTTGTAGGGTCAATTAATTGAATTGGAATATTTTTTAATTGATCAGGAGTATATTGAGAAGAAGCATCAATTTTTGAAGTTAGTCCTCGTTCCTTAAGAGCATATCTTTTATAACGTGAAAGAATTGTCCTATTAGAATCGGTATTTTTCAAACCTAATTTCTTAATAGCACCTCTCAAAGGACCTCCCGGAGCTCCTTCACTTAATGTTATTGCGTTTAAAATTTTTTGATAAGCACTGTCAGGGAAACTTTCCATTGCTTTAGGTACACTAGATAAATTACCAGCAACAACAGGAGCTACATCAGCACCAACACCTGCCACTGGTCGTGGTGCATCTGTCTTTAAAATATTTGGTGTAACAAGATCTCTATAGGCTGGGTCTTTTAGTTTCGTAGCTGTCTTTCCAACTTTAGATAGACCTTGACCAACACCATAAAATATAGGACCAGCTGCAGCACCGATGCCTGCATTCTTTGCAACTTCACCAAGTGAGAACTCACCACTACGTGCAGTACCTTGAATAGCTCCAGACGTTGCACCTGTAGCAGCGCCAAGACCACTTAAGGCCGCTAACCGTGGACCGAGTTTCGTTAACTTTGTTGCGCGAGTAAATGGTATTGCCATATAGATAGGGTCCGTTGCCATAACACCAACACGTCCTGTCCATACTGCGGCATCATTTTCATACTCGCCGCTTCTGAATTCTGGGAACTTTTCGTATAACTTGTCTAATCGTTCTTGCTCAATATCTTCAATAGTTTTATTTGGATCAAGTCCTGCTTTCGTTAAACGATACAAGTCACCTAACAAATAAGTTTCTTGTGCAGCGCCGAACTGCATCTTACGCGAGATTGATGGTTCTAAATCTTCTATACCGGCCATTAATAAAATACCCTCTTCTTCTGTTCTAACGGTTCTGGCTCGTAGTCCATCCGTAATTGAATTAATCCTGACTGTCTGAAGCGCATGAGCGCTTGCGTAACAGTGTCGACGTAATCGTCATTCTCACCATACGGGAAAGCGGCGCATTCTTCAATAACTTCTTCAGCAAATGTTCTACCTTCAGGATAGAACACCATACCTGATTCAAACATTGGTGCAATGGAATTGACCCTTGTATGTTTATCGTTACCTCTGGTTGGAGTATAATTGGTAACGGGTATACCTGCTCGACGAAGTTCATCGGATAACGGCATACCACTAGCTTTAGCTTCAACGAGTACCATCTCTGGTTCCCAATAATTATATTCTTTAAGCGCTGTCTCTTTAAGCTCAGTAAATTCCCACCGCCCACGTCGTGCATCAAGTAAGATCAATGCCGGCCGTGCATCATCTGGAGAGAATACTCCCCATGTAGTAATAGCTGAGTAGTCAGCAGTCTCCTTTTTACTGAACGCAGTATCATATGATTGAATAATATAATGCAGATTAGGAGTATCCTTTTCTGCCCAAGGTTTCCACCACTCACGTTTAAGTATTGCACCTTCCTCGGACGTTGGCCGTTGCATCCACTGTGCGTTCCATTTTGTAATAGCAAGGGACGCTTTAACTGATTCAAGTTCAGTTAACTTCCAATACTCAGGCCATGTCGGCAGACCGCTGTCCATTATTGCTGGAAATTCGACTACCTCCCATTGGTCAGCTTTAGGTTCAGCTTGTGCTTTCATTAGGTTCCCTGTCAGATCAATCGTTGACCATCTAGTCATAACAAGTACGATTGCACCACCGGGCTGAAGCCTTTGACGAGGACCAGATGTATACCACTCATAAGCATTCTCCATTGCCGTCTCGCTAAGAGCATCTTGCTCCGAATGTGGATCGTCGATAATTAATAAATCTGCACCACGACCGGTAATCGCTCCGCCGACACCAGCCGCGAAATATTCACCGCCTGCACTGGTATCCCATCTACCTGCAGCTTTAGAATCTGCTTGGAGTCCCGTTTCGGGAAAAACTTTTTTATAATCTAAGGAATCAATTAATTGTTTTGTTTTACGGCCGAACCTTTGTGATAACTCAGCAGTGTGCGAAGTTTGAATGATCTTGGTCAACGGATTACGGCCCATGATAAATGCCGGTAACATAAATGATGCAAATTCAGATTTGGTATGTCTGGGTGGCATATTTACAATTAGCCGTTTTAGGGTCCCATCCGCGATTCTATCAAATTTTTCCGCTATGATTCTATGGTGGGTCCCTTCCACAAAATCTGGCCACATAAATTTTACAAAACTCAAGAAGTTTTTTTCCGCATCCTGGGTCCTCTTTAAGTTTTGTTTGCGCTCCAAGAGCTCAGCAAACAGCTTTCTCTTATCAGGAGTTAAATCCGTTAATTTTTCTTCGAAATCTTTTATGTCCATATTCTATGTCTGGATTACTATATATATACTAAATAATTAACATCCATTTCTAAAAAGGGGGTGTTAACACTTTATAAGAAGTGAATCAAGTTTGCAATAGGTTACAGGTACCCTGAGCGAGCGAAGCGAGCTTGCTTCGAGCGGCGAAGCCGCGAGCGGTTACCGCTGTTGCATTTTTGCAACACCCCATATGTTGTGTCAAGCTTTATTTCTAAGGCTACATATTGTGTTGGATATGTAGCCCGAGAAAGCCCCGAGGTCTAACGACGACGGGAAACTTGTTTAGCGACCGCTGACCGCTGACTTAAAGCGATCCTCATCGAATCGTGGATTATCAGCCGCGAATATTCTACAGAATGCTCCGGTCAATAGTCCAACCAACTCAAGTTGTTCTCTGTCTTGTGCTTGGTCTACGCCTTGATTTAACACAGCCGCGATTTTTATATAGTCTTTCTTTGTCATGCTTTCTCCTTTGTTTTAATGTGCATATTATAGCATATTAAAGTATAATTGTCAACAGTTAATTTTTATATTCTTTTGCCCTCGCTATCTCTTCTCGTGTTGGAGGGAAGAACGCTCTATTGAAACAATTAGGGCATAATTGCTCTTCTTCGCCTTCACTCCACTCGGTAACACCCCAAACACATTGAAAACTTAAACAGTTACAGTTCATGCAGAACTGAGGCATTTGACAATCTTCAGGCATTGCAGTAAATGTTTCAATATAATGGTCTTTATAAACCTCTTTCCCCTCTTCAAAATTAGTAACAGCATCAGTAAAAAAAGAGATCATTTCTTTTAGTCTATCAGTCATTATATCCCCCAAGCTATTGATATGATAAATCGTGCTGGAAAGTATAGACCGCCCAGCACAACCAAAGTGATCATGAAAGTATTAGTTGACATCTTCGTTGTCCCTTTCTCTCATTATAACGGCATAGTCTCCGTCGCCCTCAGTTGCGACTGACAAGCCGATTGTATCTCGTCCCTTGCCGTCTTTCGTTGTCCATGATTCGTAGCCGCAATGTATCTTACCATTGCGAACACCTTGCATCATTACATCGGCATCATCGTCAAGATAATCTGATTCTAACATTCTTTTGAGGTCTTTTATTTTCATAGCTTTCTCCTATTTAATATCTGTATTATAGCATATTAAAGGATATAAGTCAAGAAGAAAATAAATTAATTTTAATGAGCTTATGATATCCCGCCCCGCCACCCCTTGAGGGTATCATATCCGTTGACCATTGTCAAGCATTTTCTAGCATTTAATTGTGGATAACTTTCAACGGACAACGGACATTGAATGACTGTTCAATGTTCAGGCTCAGGCTCAGGCTCAGGCTCAGGCTCAGGCTACAAGCGGAGCCAGATTAGAATGATTCTAAATTAGGTTTTTAATCTTAATTGGTACTCAACATTGAGCCATTGTTCGTCATCTTTTATATCATTGACAACGGCCAACGGCTTATGGCCGTTGATCTTTGTCCGTTGACCATTGATGATTGTATGTTCAAAAAGTTTTACGGACAACGGAGAACGGGGGCTAATCATAATAAATTTCTTACCATGATTTACTTTATGCCATGCAATTTGATGGGGTGAAAACCTTACTGTTTTATTATCGTAAGTTATTTTTAATTCAACTGTAAAGAAATTAGAGTTCTGTAAGCTCCCTAATAAGTCAGGAATACCATTATTAATAGCATTTTCTATTCTATTCCAGTAGATTGAGGGAGTATTCTTTTTTATAATTCGCCATAATTTAGTTTCTGGTTTCATGCCAGAACATACTATGATTTTTAGAATAACATCAAGATTGAAATTAGCGAAGATATGCGAGTAGTTTCCCTCGCATATCTTCTATTAAATGCTTGAGGCTATTCGTCAATAGTCTAACCTTACACTTAAATATCTTAAATACTATATGCTCCCATATAATACTTTAAATTCTTCTTCGGCTTTCTGCTTGTCAATTTCTTCTTCTTTATAAAAACGTCTTTCTCTATTAACCCAACGTACCCACCGATCAAAATTAGTCTGGTAATCTTGGTCAATGTTATATTCAAACTTTAAATCGTTTCCTATATCTAGCATTAGTCCTCTAAGTCCTTTTCAATACCTGAGATAATATCCCTCGCATATCTTCTATCGACCATGAAGAAACAACCCAACTTAGCGCAATCTATATCAACTCGATCTTTCCACCAAGTACGACCTATGGCATTGGTGGGGTAGAACCCCACCAACGAGCCATGATCTTGAATGATAAAATCGTTCAAAGTAGTTTGCATTAGTTCACCATAGCAAAGTCTTGGCTTGGTGTTGCAACAACAACTGTATCAGGTTTTTTAACATCAATGTTATTGATAGCCTGAGATAGTCTTGACTTTGTATCTTCACTAACAATAGATAATTCTTTGCTTATCACATTGTTTTCAAAGTTCACGCAATCCCTAACATTAGTCCAATATTGCTCTACATCTGCAATAAATTTAGCCTGTTCAATGATAGAGTTCATGTCAGTTATAAGTTGATACTTAACTTTCCAAAGTTCTCTATGTGCATTAGTTAATTGAGATTGAGCTTTACCCCATAATTTTAGCATATCCCAGTCAGATTGACTTGACATCATCATACATCTTGAATGACAACTGCCACTTACAACGACTTTTCTATATTTACCATAATCACTATCAGTACAACCATCATTACTATAAGAATTATGATAACGATAATCTTGTAATAGTGCAAAGTCCTCGTAAGTTCCATTAGCTTTAGCAATAGACGAATAATCTTTCTTCATATTGTCAATAGCTGAATGATAATGAGGGTTTTCTTGCCTTTGAGTTTCTTTGTACTCAACATCAAGTGTTGCTTGGTGTCCTCTAGCTTGTAGCTCATTATGATATAGCGCATTATATTCATCATTTGTCATGTTCCATTTATACTGCGCCTCGCTATCATCACTAAATGATGGTTTAAAGTAAAAACAACTATCAGTTTCAGTAAAACTATTATAACCGCTACTGCCGCTATATTTCTGTAATACTTTCATATCCGCCATTGGAAAATTAGCTTCAACATTAGGGGTAATTACATTATCCCAAACATCTGATCTAACAGTTCGATAGTTTTCTTGCGCCTCTTTCAAGTCCTCGTCAACTTGTAAAGGCATATTGTTATAGACTGTATTCGCCCACTCTTTTTTAAGCGCTTGACGTTTCTGCGAGTTCAGTCTGATTTTCTCTAGTTCTGGCATTGTTGCCCTCTCTTTCTTTTATTTGTTTGTAAATTGGGGTTAATATATCTGTGTGTTTACACATAAATTCTTCCATGCAACCCCGACTATGGAAAACTCTATTATATAAGGTGTTTTTTGCAACTATATATCTTTGTTCTTCTTCGCTCCAATGACCATTCCTATAAGGATAGCCGATATAGTTGTCATCAGTTGGATAAAAAACCTTATCGCAAGTTAAACAAAACTGTTTCATGCTACCAACTACAAGAATAAAAGACTTTGTTTCCATCTTTTAATTCTTGCCTCGCCCATTTAACAAAGTTTAAATCTTGCGACTTGTTTTCCTCGCAGCTTTCTTCTTGAAACTGTTGCCCCCAGAAAAATCCATCATCAGCAAAATAATCAAAATATTTATTCTTAATTGCCTCGTTAAGTTTTTCTAAGTCATCAGTAGTTAGTTCAAGATTAGCTTCACCATTAAAGCCAAGCCCATAACTGCCCTCGCTTGCGTCAGGATTTTTCTCTCTATATAAATCTCTCATAAAAACTTGCAACCTTGCGTGTTTTCTCCACTCATATTCAATGTTGCTATAATCTTCATCAGTCATAGTTCCATTAAGTTTGCTATCTTTATTTCTCGAGTATGCGTATTGATCTAGTCCCATTTATAATCTCACTTTCTGTTTTAATGTTTTTTAGTATTTTGTTTAGGATAAAGTTTTCAAAGTCTTTCTCTTTATCTATTTTTTGGTATTCCTTATCTTCTTCGATAAGCTCGTTATACTTGCTATCTACAAGTTTAAATTCTTCGCCTCGACTAATCTCAATGATCTTATCTATATTAACAGTTCTATAACCCTCTTTATCTTCATCAAATACTATGATTTGAGTTTTGTTAATGTTTGGATTTTTAATTTTAGCAAGATCAATTTCATGTATCTTAGCATTAGGCATTTCTCTTATAGTTCCATCTTTTTTAAAGTAAGAAACATAAAAAGGTTTTTCACCTACTAATTGCTCTATTGTTTTATTTGTTGTTATCATTTTTCTTTCTCTTTCTTTATTATATGTTCCTTATATACTATATTATCCCAACTGTCAAGAAAAAAATATCATTATGTTTCATACTCAATGTAAAGGATAAGAAACATTTTTGATATTCTTGTCCCAACATCTTCTACAATCACCGCATTTTCCACTATTTTTATATGCTGGGCAATCAGCATTTTTAGTTAAAACTGTACTCGTTAAATGCCATGATTTAGGCGCATTACTATCAACTTTAATTGCTGATAATCTTATTACTAAATTTTCAGGGACATCATCAGGCTTAACTTGAGATAATATCTTGC